AACGCTGAAACATATTTGTGGGAAGCCCCAACACCTATGCCTACTGATGGCAAGATGTACACATGGGACGAGCCAACATTGGCATGGGTTGAAGTAACTCAAGGAGCCTAATATGGCGCAGTATTCTGGGATGTGGACGTTGAGTCAAGCGTCCCAAGCCATTAAAGACAACAACTGGACTGGATTGCCTCCGCAGAATGTGGAGTATTTGGTCGTTGCTGGTGGTGGTGGTGGTGGCTATTCCAATGGCGGTGGCGGTGGCGCTGGAGGTTTGCTTGCGGGATTCTCTGGCATAACTGTTGGTTCATCCATTACAGTTACTGTTGGCGGTGGCGGTAATGGCGCAACAACTGCCGCAGCTGGTTCTACTGGTAGCAATTCAGTATTTGGAAATATTACAGCAAGCGGTGGTGGAGGCGGTTCTGGCTACTCAACCGCTGGAGCGGCCGGTGGCTCAGGCGGTGGCGGCGGTCGTTCTGACACAACTGGTGGTAGCGGTGGCTCTGGAATCTCTGGACAAGGAAATTCAGGTGGCAATGGTTTAGGTTCATCAAACAATGCCTCTGGAGGCGGTGGTGGAGCAGGAACTGTTGGCCTTTCAGCGGTCACTTCTGGATATGGTGGAAATGGCGGCGCTGGAATTGCAAGTTCAATTTCAGGGACTGTTACAACTTATTCTGGCGGTGGCGCTGGATACGGCGCAACAGGTGGCGCTGCAACAGGTGGTGTAGGTGGTGGCGGTTCTGGTGCGGCTGGAACTGCAAACACAGGTGGTGGCGGCGGCGGCGCATCTGCTGGAACAAATGGCTATATTGGCGGTTCAGGTATTGTCATCATTCGCTATCCAGACACATTCAGAGCCGCAACAAGCACAACAGGCTCACCAACAATCACAACAAGCGGCGGCTTTCGTATTTACAAATTCACGGCCTCTGGCTCAATTACTTTCTGAGAATAATCATGGAAGAAGTAACCCACGAACAAATCTACGCTAGGCTCGTTGCAGTTGAGGCCAAGGTAGATTCTATCGACAAGAACACAAAAGGTCTTGTAGAGGCTATAAATGCCTTAGATGGGGCTTTTAAGGTGCTTGGGTGGGTTGCTTCTATTGCCAAACCATTGTTATGGGTTGGTGGGTTAATCATGGCGGCTGGTGCTATCTGGCAGACATGGGTTAAAAAATGAGGGATTGGGCTGAAGCATTTATTGCGGCAGTCCTCCTTTGTGCAACTATCATTTGGTGTTTTTACACTATTCTCTGGGCTATGTCGTGAGATGGCTATTACTAATTCCCTTTGTTTTTTTAGTAAATGCAAAATCTCCATGCACAGTTGCAGACTTTTATGCAATTAGTTGGTTAGGCGACCCAACACTTAGGCATATGCAATTGTCTAGGTGGTTAACAACAAATGGAGATAACTGTAGTTCAGAACAACTTGTCATAATTTGGAATAGGCTAGCAGAGTGGGCTGGTGCTGCTGATTCTGCTGAACTAAGAGGTAAGATTCTTTACTTTTATGCCAGAGCAAGGGAAAGGGAGGATAAGAAATGATTGATAAAATCCGCTTGTTTCCTATGGTTGACGCTTCTGGCTATCCAGACAAGACAGATGCTACTCAAAGACGCATTGAAAAGCACCAAGAAGAATATCGAGCAGTAGTCAAGGCTGCTAAAGCTGAACGCAAGATAGAAGATTTATTACTTGAGTTGTACAACAAAAGGGCTGAACAACAAAAGTTAAGACTTGAGATATTCAACAATCGTAAGTTAGATGTTTATGTGTGAGGTTATATGGAACACAATCAAGATGTTGTCGGTAAATTGACTTATTCTGTAACCTTAATGGTAGCAGCCACTCTTTGCTTATCCGTTCTAGGGATGGTTATTGCTTTTTTGCTTGGCTTATGGGCTAAAGAAGTTGATAACGCAGAGATTTTCTCAATGCTTCACCCTGCTTTTCAAACTATCATTGGTGGCTTTATTGGCCTCTTAGCTGGTGTAAAACTGTCTCATGGCGATAGTCACCACAAATGTAAAAACTGTGGAGAATAATCATGTTTGAAATGCTATCTGGTGGTTTGCTAGGTTCTATCTTTGGTGGTGTATTTCGTCTAGCCCCTGAAGTCCTTAAATGGATGGATAAAAAGAATGAACGTGAGCATGAACTTAATATGTTCAAGTTCCAATGTGACCTAGAGGCACAACGTGGCGCACAAAAACTAGCTGAGATTGGCGCACAACGAGAAGCGGCAGTAGATGTTGGCGTGATGGATGCGTTTAACAATGCCATTACACAACAAGCAGAGATGGTTAAAGCTGCTGGTGGATGGGTAGCCAGCCTATCTGCTTCTGTGCGCCCTGTGGTGACTTATTGGGTGCTATTTATCTGGTCATTTATTCATGTGTGGTTTGCTTGGAACGCATGGTTAGCAGGTGCGCCAGCCACAGAAGTATTTAAGACAATGATGACTCCAGACTTTTCTGCTTTGCTATCAGGAACAATCAATTACTGGTTTCTTGACCGCACCCTCTCTAAGCGTGGTCTATGAACTTAGAGATAGCTGCATCGCTATGTAAGCAGTTTGAGGGCTTTAGGTCTAAGCCCTATCTCTGCCCTGCTGGTGTGCCAACTATCGGTTATGGCTCGACTTACTATGCTGATGGGCGTAAGGTAACACTTCAAGACAGTCCCATTGGTGAGGCGGTAGCTAGTGCTTTACTGATGCACGAACTAGAGCATACTTACTTGCAAGGTGTTCTAAGAAATTGCCCTATTCTTTTGACGGACGAGCGTAAATGCAATGCCATTGTTGACTTTTGCTATAACTTAGGTGTTGGCAGATTGCAGACAAGTACCCTTAAAAGAAAGATAAATGCCCAAGATTGGGAGGGTGCTAAAGAGCAATTGATGTTATGGAACAAGGGTGGTGGCAAGGTTTTAGCAGGGTTAAATAAGCGCAGAACTGCGGAATGTGCATTATTTAATTAAAGTGACATATATACTCTATTTAATATGTCAGCTATGCAAAACATACCTACGCCAGAGCAAGCCGCAATATTTGATAAAAGCGTTAGAAAATGGCAACAGATTCTAAGCATTGGTGACTGGCGTATAGAAAAAGGCACTAAGCCAGCAAAACAGGCTATGGCTTCTGTGGAGTTTAATCAGACTGCTAGACTGGCAACCTATCGACTTGGAGACTTTGGTGCTGAGAAAATCACACCTGAAAGTTTGGATAAGACAGCATTACACGAGTTACTGCACATCTTTCTTTATGACTTGATGACTGTAGCCACAGACCCTAAGTCCTCAGATGAGGATATTGAGATGCAAGAGCATAGGGTCATCAACTTGCTAGAAAACTTATTGACTAAGGATTCCAATGGGCGCACATAATGAATCTTGCTCTGATGTTGAATTTATTAAACTTTGGGGTGAGTTAGGCTCTGCATCAAAAGTAGCCGAGCGTTTGAAAATAGCAACCAGAAATGCTTTTTTGCGCAGACGTTGGATTGAAGACCACTACCAAATCAAGTTAGGTGCTAACGATTTTCGTGGTGCTGCTTATGACAAAAAGCGTCCTAAGTCTCATTCACCACTCAAGCAAATAAACCTTGGCATAGAGAATGGAACAGTCTTAGTGTTCTCTGATGCTCACTTCATCCCAAATCAGCGTTCTACGGCCTTTAAAGGGCTTCTGTGGGCTATTCAGGAGTTCAAGCCTAAAGCCATCATCTGTAATGGTGATGCGTTTGATGGTGCTTCTATTTCTCGTCACGATATAACTGACCAACCACAGACTTCAGTTATTCAAGAACTAAAGGCTTGTCAGGCTGCACTCGATGAGATTGAGGAAACCGCCAAAGACGCTAGGCACAATGTAAAGCTAATCTTTACATGGGGTAATCACGACATTCGCTTTGGTAATCGACTTGCTCAACACGCACCACAGTTTAAAGATGTAGATGGGTTTAAGCTGACAGACCACATTACAAATTGGGAATTTTGCTGGACTTGTTGGCCTAGTGAGAACGTGATTATTAAGCACCGATACAAAGGTGGTATTCACGCTACTCATAACAACACAGTCAATGCAGGTGTGTCAATCGTAACTGGTCACTTGCATAGCCTTAAAGTCATGCCATTTAGCGACTACAACGGCACAAGGTATGGCGTGGATACTGGAACACTAGCAGAGACAGATGGCCCACAGTTTACTTATGGTGAACTAAATCCTAGTAACCATCGTTCAGGCTTTGCTGTGCTGAACTTCTTTAATGGGCAGCTATTGTGGCCTGAACTCGTACACAAGTTTGATGATGGACTGATTGAGTTTCGTGGTGAAGTGATAGATGTGAGTGCATTATGAGTTCTTGGCTCATCATTCTCACAGGGGCAATATATGCCTACATAGCTGGTGAGCAGCTATTCAAAGATAACCCACACATGGC